GCATAGGTCCAGTTTGAGTTAGCTATGACCAAACTACCTGTACCTTCTTGGTTTTGTCCAGATAGCATCTGTAGCGGATTTGTAATATTAGTATAGGCCTGACCTATCCAATTTGGTCCAATTGTAACACCAGATACTGTTAGCGTTGGGCTACCAGAATTAAAATATGGTATACCTGAAATATATCTATAAGTTCCAGGTGTAGCTATAGAAATATTACCCCAAGTGACTGTAGGAGTGGTAATAATATTATCAACTACAAAATCCACAGCTGATGTTGATCCAGTAATTGAATGAGTTATCCTAAATCTGTTTGCTCCTACATTCAATACACTGCCAGAGGATGTGACATTAGCTTCAAACCCATAACTGTATCCTGGATAGTATATTGAGCTAGCAAAGGTAGTGGCTGCGCCTGATTGGTTGAATAGGTTGTAATCACTAAGAGTGGTAATCCAAAGGTTTCCAGTTAATCCTGTTGTCTGTGGAGTTGCTAAGTTTACATTACCAGCATAGACATTGTTGATTAGCGCACTTAATATACCAGCATTACCATTATAGGTTAATGTGTTAGTGACTGTGCCGGCATTGGCATTGATAACACCCTGATTATATGTAGCACGGTTTACAGCTGCTCCAGCTGTCAAAGTTGTACCACCTGTATTGTCTGTGGCATTGACTGCTAGATATGGAGTTGCACCAACACTAGTACCATAGCTTAATGAACGTGTACTTACACCATATGGCTGTGGCGGTACGTTGGCATAGACTTTTAATGCCTGTGTTGTATATAACGGAATAATACTTGGGTTAGCAATGTTGTCTGTTAACAATGCCAAGTTTACTGTGTCTGTGCCGGTACCGCTGTTACCATTATAGGTATATGATAAGTTTCCGCCCAACACCCCGCCAGCATTAGAGTTGCTAGCTACGTTTGAATAATTGCCATCACCCCATAGCACTGACCATGTAACTGTTGACGTATTAGTATTTGTTGTGGTATTTTGTAAGTAAACAGCATTACCTTGGATAACATATAAATTATTACCACTAAGAACAGTACCACCAGTATTAGTTCTATATAGGTTAAAACTCATTACCGGGTTAGGACCATAAATCTGTATGTATCCCGGAATACTTAATGTAGCAGTGTTACTAGGTCCTGCGCCATTTGTGTTAGTCGCGGTAACTGTAACTGTAAATGGTGTACCAGCATTAGTATTGTATTGATGTGTAGCAGTTGTTGAGCTAGTAGTTGTATTACCTGTACCATCACCCCAATTGATCACATATTGGTTAACATTGCCTTGCGGTACCATTGTCAGTAACACATCTTGGCCTTGACCGCCTGCTGTTACGTTTGCTGAGAAACTAACACTACGAACAAAGGTATTAGTAAATAAGTTTTCTGCTACTGAGTTTAAAATATCAATAGCATCTGTTACATAGGTTCCTGTAGTAAATCCCAAATAGGCAGCGTTAGCTTGTAGATTACCGCTATTAACAGTCGGAGTTCCTAGAGAAATTACATTACCAACTACTTCTGTACCTAGAGCATTATCAACATAGGCTTTGGTTGCAGCATCTGATCCTACAATGGGATTGGCAACATTTATGATTCTATTATTACCGGCGTTTAAATTACCAGTAATAAACAAGTTTCCAATATTAACGTTTGCTACAGTTAAGTTACCGCTGATTGTTAGATTCTGTAGTATACCAACATTAGTGATGTTTGGTTGATTGGCTGTTATTAAGGTGCCAGCAAGAGAATTTGCGTATACTGTATTCCATTGATTGGTTATATTGCCTAAACTGTATACAGCATTGCCTGTGGTAATTAAATGGCCTGATTCAATTAAAATATTGCCATTTACGACTAAACTTTGACCAAAATTGGTAGGATTTGCTTCATTTATCCCCACCGTAAAGCCAGCGAAGTCCATGTACAGTAAAGTTGCGCCGAGTGGACCACTATTAGTGGTGCTGACAAACGAAAGGTCTGTGCCTTGTCTGTCTAATGCTGATATTAACGCATACCCGGGGATTCGACTGATTGCCATCTATTTCTTCCAACCTTTCTACTATTTATCAGAAAAAGTTAGATGGCTGCTGTACTTGAAAAATTATGTAATAAAAGAATGTTATTGGTGCCAGTTGCTGGCGCCGCTGTAAATGTAACTGTAGTAGTGCCGTTAAATGTGTATGCTACACCTGGATTTTGATATACTTGACCAACAAATACTAGAACGTTTGCTTCACTGCCTGAGCTATATGATTTACTCATAGTAAACTGAGTAGCTACAGTGTTCCCACTGAAGCTATCTTTAATAATATTAACTGTACCTTCATGCGCTGTTGCAGCCCAAGAACTACCGTTATAGTATTCAAATCTATTAGTAAATGTATTCCAGCGAGTTTGACCTACTACTGCTGAGTCTGGAGCAATGCTATTAGTACCAAGCGGCAAAGCAAAGGCATGACTAGCTGTTTTAGGACCTGCGTTTTTAATCATGCGTCCCATTTATTATATTCCTAAGTAACTTACTACAGCTGAACACACACTTGGTTGACTGCTTAAACTAACATTAGCTCGAATCATGTCACCGGGAGCTAATGATATTTTTTCCCAGTCTGCTACGTAGGTATCGTTTGATGCTAACTGTATATTGCTATAAATTTGATTTGCGATGGTTACCGGTAATCCTACGTTAGCTGATGGCACTAAGTAAACATTAAAGTTTACCGCAGCATTGTATGTATTACAAAAATACATAGTGCTTACTACGCTGTTGCCTGAACTAACATAAATGTTACTAGCAGTTGTGGTTAAAAGATTGGTTGTGATAGCCATTGCTTATTCCTAAAATAATAACGAGAAGCCTAATGCTCTTGTTTTTGTAACTAATTCTTGATTTGTAGCTAAACTATTTACAACATATAAACCTGCTGTGCCGCCACCTGGTGTGCTGGCATATAATACTGTTGCGTTAGTTACTGCCCCTGGCAGTGTGCTTACATTGTTAAACTGTACGTTTGCGCTGAAAATACTGTTAGTGTTAGCGTAAAAAGTATACCCGTTGGTATTTAAATTTCCGCCTAACACAGGTGCTTTATCATCAAATACTGTTGTCGATCCACTGCTTGATGTAGTTATTGTGCTATACTGCGATCCATCACCTGGACTACCTGCTGTTACACCACTAATTTGCCATTGGCTTGTTGTTTCATTCCAACGTAGTGAAACATTACCGCCTGCGGCTGTACCACGATCAATAAGAACACCCGACGTTGTGCCAATAATGCTTACACCGTTACCTGTTTCACCTGCGTTTAGAGTGATGAAATTATCAGTAATAGATGTAACATTAGAGTTAACCTGTGCGCTATTACCTAGCACAGTTAAGTTGCCAGTGATAGTAACCTGTGGGCCGTTTAAGGTATATGAGCTATTAAAATTCTTAACTAAAGCCATTTAAATTTTTCCAGTTTCTATTATTTATCTGTTTTATTAACTACTAGAGACAAAAAAATAGCACCCGTAGGTGCTATTTTTAATTTACTACTATTAGATATGATCTAATGTTACAGTTGCGTTTGCAGCTGGGCTTGTTGATGTTCCTACATTAAGTGTAGCAGCACCCAAAGTCCAAGCAACTTTTACGTTAGCTGCATATTGTGTACCTGTTACAGGAACTAAAGTCACTGTGCGATCAAACAATTTTCTAACCCAGTATGTACCACCTGCTGAATCAAATGCCGCGATGTTCATTTTGCCATCAGTTGTGGTAGATATTAAAGCTGAGTTAGCAAAAGCCGCTAATGAACAAACACTTGTACCTTGTGATGTTTGAACTAGATAACGATGTCCACTTTTTTGTCTTAGTATATCACCTAATTGTGTTGTTGTGCTACCGTTACCTGCTATGTTAGCATAACATTTAATTGATGGGTTTACTTCACTTTTTAGTGTAACTGTACCAAACGCTGGACTAGTATTTGGTCCACCGAATGTTACTGTTGCTGTGCCTGCATAGCCGCTACCAGCATTAGTAATTGTTACACCTGTGATCACTTGAGCAGCATTAGCACTGATAATTGCTGTACCAGTTGCTTGTGTACCGCTAGCTTCAGTTGGTGCCGAGAATACTACTGTTACGTTAGCAGCATAGTAGCCTGAACCACCTGCTGTCATTGCTACTGAAGCAAGGTTAGCACCTGCGTCATCACCGGCATTGTACTTACCGATATATTTTGGTTTAATTGGTCTTCCCATTTGGTTTTCTCCTTAAAATGGTTGGCGTTCTAGGCCTACGCGGTGGGTGCCGCATAAACTCCCCTCACGGAGCGAACACATATATTTATCGTAACTTGACTTTTTAACAGTTAGATAGTATAATTACGGTTCATTTGTATAAGGAGTTTATTATGACTTGGTATACTGCAAAATATAAAAAAAGTAAGCCTACGTTCAGAGGTGGTGCTACTAACTATAACAGTGTTAACGCTACTAAGAAATATGTAGAATACTTTTTAGATATACAAGAAATGAATGCGCTACTTTTAACTACTAGAAGTTTTGATGTTAAGATGGATTTACTTTATTGTTTAGATAAGGCAGAAAGCAAAAAACAGTGGCACTTTAGACATCCTAACTTTGATAGAAATGATGCTAATAAGATTTTACAGTTAGTTAAGAATATTCCTCGTTCAGATACACTAGATTACAACGAGAAATATTAGTCACAAAAAAGCCCCTTGCGGGGCTTTTTCTTATCGTTACCTTTAAAGTTTTAATCTTATTGGAATGATAGGTTGCTAATACCGATTTGTTCTAGGTAGTCTGCTGCGTTACCAAGTGATGAAGCAGTATTTGTAAGTTCAGCATAACCATAACGTGTCATGAAACCTACTACTGGTTCAAATGTACTTGGATCTAACACAACACCTGAACTCATCAACGGAATATATGGGCAATAAAACGCTGCCGCATCCGCTTCTGAAGCACCTTTGTAACCAACTAGCACTGGAGTACCAGTAGCTGCGTATGAGTTAACATAGATTTTCATAGCATTGTTTAATGTACCAACAAATTTGTTGTTTGTTGGAGCTTCAAAAGTACCTTCTGTACTACGAGCAAAAGCTGATGTAGTAGCTGATTGTAATACTGTTAAAGCTTCTGGTGATACAACTGCCCAGTTACCAGCACCACGACGTGTACGTTGAGCGATCAAGTTTGCTGAACGGTTAATTAAAACCGCTAAAGCAGCGTGTTCGTCACCAACGAATGTAGCAGTACCTGATACAGTAGCTTGGTTATAGTTGTATGTGTTTGGTGAAAGAGCTGCAAGAGAGTTCAAAATCTCTTGGTCAATTTCAACTGTGATTTCTTGTGCTAATGCTGCCATGATTTCAGCTTCAACGTCTAAACCGTGCATAGATTGTGCATCTTGCGCAGCTTCAAATGTCCAACGAGCTGATAGTTTGCGAGTTTTCGCTTCAACAACTTGTTTTAAGATTTGAACGTTGATACGTGAACCTGGTGTACCTTCAAGCGAGCTTGTAGAAGCAGCCAAACCAGTTGTAGTTTGTGCTGAATAGCTATAAGCAATCTTGAATGGTGATAATGCTTCATCACCTGGTACTGCAGCATCACCAGCCGCACCGCTTACTGTCGAATCAGCATAACGCACACGTAATGTGTGAATTTGTGCTACTGGACCTGTCATTGGTTGAACACCGATGATTTCGTTAGCGATAACTGTTGGCATTACACGACGAATCACTGGAAGAATTACGCGGTTTAATGTAGCTACGTTACCTACAGCAGTAGCACCACTAGTTGCGGTTTCCATCAAGTGTTTCTTTGTGTTTTCTAAAATTACAGCCATTGAGGTTCTACGTGAACCTTGAAGACCTTCTAACAGGGCGTCTTTGGTCTCGCTCCAACGGCTTTCTAATAGTTGGTTACTCATTTTTTTAATTTCCTTTAAAAAATATTACTACTATTTTAGCCCTGCTAAACGTTTGATGTCCACAACATTAGTTGGGGCTTCTACGTTTGCTTTAGCAGATTTATCACCAGTTACTTCAACTCGGCTTTCAGCAATCATCACTTTTTCAGCTTTGACTGTTGGAGCATTGTTTAATACTGCTGGTAGATACTTTTCGTACGCAGCCTGTAGTCGGTCTGACTGTACGCTTTCAAGTAGGCTTAACATTACGTCAGCTTTCTCTTTATTTAATGGTTTTAACAATTCTGTTAGTTTGTCCTTGCGGCTTATACTTTCAGTAATCATCTTAACTTCTTTACTCTTGGATTCAACTAGAGCTTCTTTTTCAGCAATTACTTTTTTACTTTCGGCAATAACAGCTTCTTTCTTTGCTAATGCTTGTTGTAATTTAGCGATTTCTTTGTTCTCATTTAAATGAGTAACAGCGAACTCACCAGCAAATGCTTCAAATAGGCGACGACCAAACATATTCTCACGAGCAGTTTGGATATCTTCTTTAAGTTGAACTAATTCTGAGCCTAGATTTTGTGCCACTGCTTCTTTAACAAGTTTAGAACTGCGTTTAATAAATGCTTGTTGTAATTCAGCTAATTTTTGTTTAGCTTCAGCTACAAGTTTAACTTTTGTTTCAACTACAGCTTGTTTATCTTGTTCAAACTCTTTGATTTCTTCAGCTAACGCACGGATAACAAATTTCTCTAACTTAGCAATGCTTTCGTTTTGAATTTTCTTATCTTGACGTAATTCTTGGATTTCTTCAGCTAACTTAGTAGTCATAAAACTATTAAATTTGCCTGCGCTTTCTACCATGTTACGTTTAAATTTAACACGGTCTTCAGCTAGAGCTTGTTTCTCATCGGCGAACTCTTTAAGTTCAGCGGTAAGACTCTCAGTGACCATCTTGTCTAGAGCTTCAACCATCACTTGCTTATCGTGTGAATATCGACTAGCGAATTCTTCACGTAATTCAGCGCGAATTGTTTCACGAGCTTCGTTAATTTGTGATTCCCAAGCTTCTGTAATAGCTACTTGAGTATCTTCATTAATGATGCCGCTTTCTAACAATGGTTTGATAGCGTCTAACATTGTGATCTCCTATTTTAATTTCAAATCTTTGATCAAGCGTGTTACGTGCTCTTTCAAATATTTTTGCACTTTTTGATCTGCGCTTGCTTCACGAGCAATTTCGAATGCCTTAGCACCACCACGCATATTCATCAGTCCTTCGTAAATCGCTGTTGGATACGCATTAGGTGCGCTTGGTTGCGCAACTACATCTACTGTGACTATTTCAAAGTCACTTACCTTGCCGTCACTCTCGCTCACGTTGCCGCTACCACGAGAACTAACGCCTAGTTTTACACCTGACTCTAACATGGTCTGAACTAACTGACCCATTGGAGTAGGTAAAATCTTTAATTTGCCAAAGCCATTAGGTCCATCCATCCACATATCAGTAATCATATGTGAAACACGGTCTAGATTAATTTTCAAATCATCAGGGTGATCAACTTCGCCTAAGACGCTGTAACCACCCTTGATTTGTTCATTTAATGTAGAAACGGCTTTTTCAATTTCATGAACTGGGTACACACGTTCATTGTGATTACGTACACCACCTTGAATGAATATACCTTTCATATAACAGTTCTTGCCTTTACCGTCATGTGAATCCTCAGTAAGGATCTCCAATCTAGCCGCATCGTATGTTAAATTTTCTTTAAGGTATAAAGCCATTTTTGTTTCCTAATTAAGCACGTGGTTTAAGTGTGCTTTTTGTATTAACTGGACGACGTCCGTCATTACCAGCCAATTTGCCTTCTTTTTCGCCAACTTTCTCAGCGCCGTGGCCGCCATCGCCATTACCGTCCCAAACTTTCTTATTGCCTGGTACGTTTTTGAATTTACCAGCATCAGGTAATTTACCTTCGCCTTTAGTATATTCGTTAGTTGCTTTAGCTGGACGTGATCCATCTGGGTTTTGATCAGCTTTCCCTGTAGCAATATTACGGCCACTAGCTGCGCCAGCACCGATTGGGTTTTTACCTGCTACTGGATCTTTTGTGTTAGGAGCTGATTTGAAGCTTTTACCAGTACCAACTGTTTTACCTTCTTTACCATCTAACTCACCTTGGTATGGAGTACCAACGTTTTCAACGTATTCACGAACGATAGATTCATCTAACTCTTCTTCTTCGTC